CGATCCCAAGTATTCACCGGAGAAGTTGGTGTCGTAGGCTTTGTTGCTTGACGGTGTGAGTGTCATGTGCTCGGGGTCGCTACCGATGACGGTGTTGCCGATGAAGCCCTTGGGTACGCCGCGCAGTGCGGGATCCGTGACAGCGCCCACCACGTCTTCCATGTTAAAGCCCAGCGCTTTTTGGTTGGCCTTGAGGTAGCCCAGCCGGTCTACGATGGCCTTGCGCAGTTCTCCCGGTGTGGTCTCAAGATTGTGGCCGCGCTCGATCTGCTCATGGAATTCTGGGTGCTCCAGCCCAAGAAAGCCGCCAAACGGTTGGATTGTTTTGCCTGACTTCTTTATCTTGTGCGCACGGATCTCCGCGTTCATGCGGTCCGTCTCGCTTTGTGGCAACTCAGCCATGCGGTAAAGGTTGTGCAGTATCTCGGTCGGTGACATGCTGAAGTCTTCGCCGCGCTCACCCATGGTAACTGGCATGTGCAGGATGCGCCCCGTGCCGCCTCGCTTCTCGTTTTCCATGCGCGCAATTGCTTCGCGTGTGGCAATGCGCTTGGCAATGCCTTCACCCGACGCACCGGCGATGGCTTGACGCATGTGCTCGAGATCCCGTGCGTAGTCTTGACCTCCATGGGTTATAACTTCATTGGGCAACTGGCGTCCCGATACGCTTCGTACTTTTACGTTGCGGCTGGTGCTGTCCCATGGCATGACCATGACGCTTGCGCCTTTGTGCTGCTCCAGATCGATAGGCGTCTTGGGTGCAAGGCCGGTCGCTTCGCTTACTTCGTAGCGTTTACCTACGCTTGGGTTTGGTGACTTTTTTGTGTGCGTAAGGTAGCCTCGCATCTGTTCTACGGTTGGGTTCACATTGCCTCCAGTAAAGTATTCGGCCGGATTTTACACGGCGTAGGGATTTTCCCGCTTTCTTGCGCCCGCGTCAACGTAGTCTTCTTCGTCCACCCATTCCTTGGGGAAGTCGATCGTGAGCCAGCCAGCATCGCGCAGGTAGCGTAGCGCCTGACTCATGGCGTCCACGAAATCGTCGTGCGCTGTGCCCTCGGGGAAGCTGCAGACCTGACTGACCATGCCCTCGGCCCAGTCCCGCACGAAGCCCTTGCGGTTGCCCGACTCGGGTATCCAGACGCGGCCTGCCTTGATGACGTTGGCCACCACGCTCAGGCGTTGGATCTTGTCGGCCCTGCCCGGGTTGTACGCCCGCACTGGGACGCCTGCGCGTTGCAAGTCTTGGATCAGGCTGATGCCGGCGCTCTTGTCCTCGATCAGCAGCAGGTCCACGCGCTTCTTGTTGCGGCCTTCGCCGTATATGGTCTCGAACTCATCGAGCACCTTGGGTCGCAGGTCTGGGTACTGCAGGTGCTCTTGCCAGCAGTCGATCACCATGGCGCACATGCCGCCGTCGTCTGGCTTGAACACGCCGAACGTGATATGCGCGGTCGGGTCGTTCTGCGTCTTCTCGCTCGTTGCACAGTCCAGCGACTGCACCACGTACTCGAATTTGGGGAAGGGCTTGCCATCGGGCCAGAGCTTGAACCACTCGCGCTTGACAATGCCCGCCTCTTCCGGGTCGATGATCTCCGCGTGGATCTCTTGGCGGCCCAACTTCGTGCCCTCGTACTGCAGGATCTGCTTTTGAAACGATGGTGCGAGGTTGGCGATGTTTACGTAGGTTGATGCCGTGGTAACGATAACGTCATCCCCGTTGCGGTCGATCAGGTCCATGACCACCGGCTTGGGCTTGGGTGTGGTGGAGCAGATCACCCGTGTACGGTTACCCAGTCGGACCGCGAACTGGATCATGTCCCACGCTTCCTGCAGGTACTCCCACGCGGCCAGCTCATCAAGCCATGCGCCGTGCCACTGGCCACCGCGGAAGCGCTCGGGCTCGGACGCCGGGATGCCTTTGATTAGGCTGCCATTGGTGAGTGTGATCTCGTGCAGGCTGCTGTTGTACTTTTCTACGAGCTTGGGCGGTATCACTGCCAGTAGGCCAGACTCGCCTTCGTAGCACGTGCCACGCAAGTCGGCTGATGTGGGCGCCGATACGAGCCAGCGTGTGCCGGGTTGTTCCCACGCCCACCAGCCCACGGTCTCCGCCGACGTGCGGGTCTTGCCTGAGCCGCGGCCACCAAGCATGAGCCAGACACCCCACGCAACGCCCACGGGCTCAAGCTGGAATTTGTGCGCCTTCATTAGCCACCGGGCTCGCCAGTCGAAGGCGATGCGGTGTTGCTCCGGCAGCAGCGCGTACTGCTCGCGGACTTCTGGTGCTTGCAGCAGTTCGGCTAGATCACTCACTGTCTTGGCGCTTGAGTGCTATGTTTTTAAGCAGCTCGCCAAAGATGTCGAAGCTGGCCTCGACCACCACGGGCGCTTGGTCGTCGCCTGCGACGATGGTCTTGTCGCCGTACTTCTTGGGATGCCATGCTTTCAGTAGCCGCATGCGCGTATCGATCTGCAACTTGCGGTGGCCAAGCATGTCCTCTTCCGTGACGGTCATCACGTCTTCGTCTGCGTCACCCCCGCTGTGCGTGACTACTTTGCGGCCCAAGTGCATGGTGTCGGCGATGCGCAAAGTCTCCTCTGCGAGTATCTCAAAACCGACTTCGCGGGCGCGCGCGTAGTCTATTGCGAATTGTTTGTCTTCGTCGAGCCATCTGTAAATCGACGGATAGCTCGGTTTTTCTTCTTGCCGGCAATAATCGCGCAGCGTCTTGCCTTCGGACAGCCACGCCACGATTTGAGCCTTAATTTCTTCCTTGTTTGGAAAGAGCGTATCGCCCGGAGGCCGCCCCAATTTCTTTCCTGTGACCATGTAAAACTCCTAGCGCATCTTGCAGCGCGTGTGGGGCGAAGTTTAACCGATTGTGTAGGCCGTGTCAGCAGGCAGCTCTAAAGCGGCCAGCAGCTCGGCTATGGCCTCCTCCTCAGTGGCGCCATGGCCCAGCGCGTCGCCGGGCTCGTAACCCGGCTCGTAGGCCTGCCAATCAAAGTCGCGCACGGGGATGGGCGGGTACTGGGGTGACGTGCGGATGATCATGCTGTCATCTCCATGGCCTTGAGGATCGCGTCCAGCGCGTCGCGCAGTTGCGTGGCTTGGGCCACGGGGATGACGGTGTACATCCGCGACTGTAGGCCCGCGATGGAGAGCCAAACGCCGTCGTCGTACTGCTCCACAAAGATGCTGTCAGCGTCGATCTGCGGGGCCTTGATGTGAAACTCTAAAGGGTTGTTCATAGCTGCACCTCGACTTCCCCGCACTGCAGCAGGCTCAGGTCATCGCTGGTCTGCTCCAACACGCGGTCGATGGCGTCGTCTTCGCTGTACGCGAGCACCACGACGTCGTAACGGTGGTTCTTGAGGCCCTGCACTGCCACGGTGTACTTGCGGGGGGCCATCATGCGCTGAATGTCACTTTGGACCATCTGGTTGAATGCTGCTTGGTTCATGCTGTTCTCCTGTGTGGGTGTGTAGATGGGGCCGAAGCCCCATTCGGTTTACTGTTGGCAACCCTTGCAGTTGCAAGGGATTACATCGTTCTTAACGGCATCGCGCAGTTCACGCATAGTGTCATAACCTCGCACATGAACCAGATCGTCGTCAAACCGAAAGCCCTGTGGCAAATTTAGAATGTAAGAACCGGGTTCATCGGTGTCTACATCGCGCTGAACATTGAGTTTGTATTTCATGCTGCTTCCTTTGTGTGTATGTGTTGATCGGAATTAACCAACACCTCTATTGTAACAAGAAATTACAGTAAAGGGCATCCTTTGAAAACAAATATTTCTATCAGTGCGGCTTCTTCAATAGTCTTTCCCTAATGGCCTGCCCGAGGGTCTCGATATTCAGACACTCGTCTGCCATGCGTGCGCACTCTTCGCGCTCGATCGCGATGGCCTGCTTGGTGGTCTCGATCGCGATGGTCATGATCTCGGCCTTAGCTTCGGCCAGCGCCTTGTCGAATTCGCGCTGTGTGTATAGATCGATAGCTTCTCCGTGGCTTAACAATGCTCGAGCCAATTGGCTTAGTTCTTTAGCCATTGTTTTTCTCCTTAACTTTGTTTAAAGCGGTAATCGTTTTGAGCAATGCTCGGCCGCTACCTATGCTTTTAATGATGCCTTTGAGTGCGTCCTCTAATGCGTCCCCCTGTTTGCCGCGCGGCAGCAGCGCTATTGCCTTCCCAACGATGTCTATGCCCGTGATTAGCATCACGTTGATCAGCACGTCGGGGGTGGTCTTATCAAGGATCTTTCTATATTCCGCATTGAACACATCGGCCATTTGGTCGGTGCACGTTT